GGTAGAAATGATGCAATGTTTAATGTTGCAGTGTTAGCTAAAAAAATAAATCCAGATCCAGTTATGTATCAAGATTGGACTAGAAAAATGATGAATAAAGTTTGTACTGAAGAGTTACATCCTAAAGAATTAGAAAATATATTTAAAGGTGTTGAGAATAAAGAATATGCATATAAGTGTAAAACATCAATCGCAAGAATGCATTGTTCGTCAAGCACTTGTTTAAGACGTAAACATGGTATTGGTAACAACGAAGCTTTGCCTGAAGTCGGTAAATTATTAAAAGTAAATTCATACCCAGAGCCTTATTGGATACTTCCTATCCAAGGTAAATCAATTCGATTATCAACTAAACAACTCTATCAGCAGCAACTACTTGGAGAACAATTATTAAATTATGATATTGTATGGAGAACACTTAAACCAAGTAAAAGGGATCCAGATCCATACAGAGATTGGTTAGAAGAATTGATTGCAAACAAACAAGACATGGAAGGATTTGATGCACATGAGGAACAATCTGATGTATTTAATTCTAGAATGTCTAGATTCTTAGAAGATGTTGAGGATACTACTGAGTTTGATCAAATAGATAATGGTAATATTTGGAAAGATGATGTTGAAATGAGATTCAAATTAGAAACCTTTAAAAACTTTATGAAAAAAATGGGTTACAATTGGAATGAAAAAGAGTGTACTAAATTTTTAGAATCTGGTGGAGCTAAACCTAAAAAGAAATTTCAAAGTATTGATAGCAGACACTGGCTTGTAGAACTACCTAAACAAACCGAACATAAAAATAAAGATGTCAAATTCGTTAAAGCAAAAGCTGCATGGGAAGACAATTAAGATCTTTGGACCACCAGGCACAGGAAAAACAGAAAATTTACTTAAGCGTGTGCAGCGCTATCTTAAACAAGGATATTCTCCCGATGAGATCTGTTATATATCGTTTACCAACAAAGCAGTTGATGAATGTGTTGCGAGGGTTAGGAAAAGATTCAAAGAATATGACGAAGACGATTTTAAATATTTTAGAACCTTACATTCTTTGGCACGACAACAGTTTGCTGAGATTCCCGTTCTAGATCCCAAGGTCGATATGCTGATGTTTCATACACAGTATGGAACGATCAAAGTTAATTTCAAAGAAGGCCATGACGAACAAAAAGTTTATAACAATTGGTCTCTACAAATATATGATAGAGCTAGAAACATGAAAGTTGATCCTGTGTGGTTATATAAACAGCAGCCAAGAAAAGCGGTGAGGTTGCAGCAATTCAAATCTATTATTGCAGGTTACGAAGAATTTAAAACAATGGAACTGGAGAACGGACACCGGACAGCGGACAGATTAGATTTTACAGACATGGTACAAAAGTTTATTGATGATGGAGTATCGATACCTTTTAAAGTATTAATGGTTGATGAAGCTCAAGATTTAACACCACTACAATGGGACTTGGTTGTGAAGTTAGCTCAAGCAGTTGAACGAGTATATATTGCAGGAGATGATGACCAGGCGATCTATGAATGGAATGGAGCAGAGGTAGAACACTTTCAAACGTTCCCAGGAAGAAAATTAATTTTAAAAAAATCTGTAAGGTTAAATAAAAATATACATTTCTTTTCCAAATGTATTTTAAATTCTATGGGAGACAATCGAGTAGAAAAAGAATTTTATTCTAATGGTAAAGATGGGGCCATTTACAGATGGAATGGCTTAAAGAAAGTGCCTTGGGATATGGATGGATCTTGGATGGTATTGGCTAGAATTAATGATGTTAAGAGAGAGCTGCAGCAAGAGGCACGTAATTTATCATTGTATTATCAAGATGTTAAGGGAAATAAGTCTTTTGATCCGAATCAGTTTGCGGCTATTCAACATTGGAATAAAATATGTGAGGGTGGAAGTATTACTAGAGACGAAGCTACAGTTATGTATGAATATTTATTAAACATAGACCACGGCTACCGGTCAGCGGAAAGTAAAAAATGGAGCTTTGCTCACCCGAATCAAGTATTTAATTTTGATGAATTACATCTTAGATGTGGTATGAGAGATGAACGAGGTGAATGGGAAGATGTATTTAAAAGAAAGTTTAAAGAAAAAGATAAACAATATTTTAAAAAACTTATGAAAGAAGGTGTAGACTTATCACAACCACCAAAAATAATTATAGATACAATACACCAAGTCAAAGGTGGAGAGGCAGATAATGTTGTGCTTGCGAGCAAATGTAATTTTCCATCACATTACGACAAAAAGAATTTGCAGGATAAGGTAAAAGAACTGAGGGTTTGGTATACAGGTGCAACTAGATCCAAAGGAACGCTGCATTTATTAGGCACCAATCATCAATACAATTTTCCATTAGGAAAATATTACAAACTATATGAGGCTAACTATGTCAGATAAAGATATGTTTGATGAAGTGTTCCCACAGAATAAACAGATTGGCGGGAATCATTACAAACAGTTTACGATTCAACCTTGGGAATTTATTAGAGTAAATAAATTAAATCCATTGCAAGCAAATATAATTAAATATGTTTGTAGGTATTTGGATAAAGGTAAACCCTTTGAAGATTTAGAAAAAATAAAACACTATTGTGATTTAGAAATAAAACATTTAAGAGATACAGATGCCAAAATCGAGAACGATAAAAAAAGAAATAAAAGTAGATAAAGTTAAATTTACTTTAGAGATATATCCTGCAAGAGAAGGATGTTCAGGCACTGAGGGTCCTTTTTGGGAAATATTTCCTGAAAATTATCATGCTGCCTTATATGCATTTAGTAACAAACAAAAATTAAATGACTATATTGAAAAAAAATACATCACCGAAATGCTGTGAGTGTGAAAAAGTTGCGGTTGTAATTGATGAAAAAAAATACTATTGTGCGTTGCATTACTGTTATAAATATAAAATATCTACGTTGAAAAAACAATGACACATCAACTTAATTTTATTTACAACGACTCTGATTGGGTATGTCCTTCTGAATATCCTGATTTATCTCAAGCAAAAGAAATTGCAATTGACTTAGAGACTAAAGATCCAAACATGAAAACAAAAGGTACAGGTTGGGCTACCTTTGATGGTCACATCGTAGGATTTGCAGTAGCTGCATTTGATCAACAATGGTACTTTCCAATTGCTCATGATGCAGGTGGTAATATGGATTTATCTGTAACAACTGCTTGGATGCAAGATGTTTTAAATACTCCATCTACAAAAATATTTCATAATGCAAGTTATGATGTAGGTTGGTTATTGGCAAATGGTTTTAATATAAAAGGTAAAATTGTGGATACCATGATTGCTGCAGCTCTAATTAATGAAAACAGATTTAGTTTTAGTTTGAATGCCTGTGCTAAAGATTATTTAGGTGAATTAAAAAATGAAACATTCTTAAATGAAAAAGCAAAAGAGTGGGGTATAGATCCTAAAGCAGATTTATGGAAACTGCCTGCAGGTTATGTAGGCTTTTATGCTGAACAAGATGCAGCGCTTACATTAAAACTTTGGCAAAGATTTAAAACAGAAATAACTAAACAGAATTTACATGATGTTTGGGATATGGAGATGGAGCTCCTGCCTATATTAATTGATACGAGAAGAAGAGGAATAAGAGTTGATATTGAAAAAGCTCATCTATTAAAGAAAGAATTTAAATCTAAAGAGAAAGAGGTCTTACATAAAATTAAAAAAGAAACGACTATTGATGTAGATATTTGGGCAGCAAGAAGTGTAGCTCAAGCTTTTGACAGAATAGGTATTGAATACCCACGGACACCGAAAAGCGAAGAGCCAAGCTTTACACAGAACTGGCTAGTAAACTGTGATAACCCGATAGCGCAACTAATAAGACAAGCAAGAGAAATAAATAAATTTCATTCAACATTCATAGACTCCATTTTAAGATATACCCACAAAGGTAGAATTCATTCTGAAATTAATCAATTGCGTTCTGACCAAGGTGGAACTGTATCAGGACGTTTATCATATTCGAACCCTAACCTTCAACAAATTCCTGCAAGAAATAAGGAGATGGGTGATAAAATTAGAAGCTTGTTCTTACCTGAAGAAGGTAAACAATGGGGTAGTTTTGACTACTCTCAACAGGAGCCTAGGCTTGTTGCACATTACTCTGCAGCCCTTAACGATAACTATGCATTGGAAAGTGCTGCGGAGTTTGTAGAAGCTTATCAAAATGAGTCTGCTGACTTTCATCAGATCGTAGCTGATATGGCAGGTATATCTAGAACTCATGCCAAAACCATTAATTTAGGATTATTTTATGGTATGGGTAAATCTAAATTAGCTAGAGAATTAGGGATTAATAAGGATGATGCTGATAGACTGTTGCAAACTTATAACAGTAGAGTACCCTTTGTGAAGAAATTAGCTACAGAAGTATCTAACTCTGCATCTAAATATGGCTTTATTCGAACAATAAAGGGTCGTAAATGCCGATTTGACATGTGGGAGCCTGCAACCTTCGGAATGAACAAAGCGATGGACTACGAGGCTGCTAAGGCCCATTACGGCAATAATATACGTAGAGCCTTCACTTATAAGGCTTTAAATAGACTAATTCAGGGATCTGCAGCTGATCAGACTAAGGAGGCTATGATCCAATGCTATAAAGCAGGTTATAAACCATTGCTGCAAATTCATGATGAATTATGTTTTTCAATTAATAGTGAAGATGATATAAAAGGCGTTAAGGAGATAATGGAAAATGCAATCGAAAACCTCAAAGTACCTTTCAAAGTTGATATTGCCCTCGGAAGATCCTGGGGAGAAGCTAAGGAATAATAACTGCGATCACTGTAACAATACTAGAGTTACTCTTCAATTGGAGGATCTTGAGATTGTTTCGAAGAGTCCTTGTCCTCACTGTTCTCCGACTCCTGATCTTTTTCGTTCTTCTGGTCTTCTGTAGGATTTTTATATTTACTTGGATGTTTCCACACGAACGTCATTGATAACCCTATTTTGTTTATCTCTTTTTCTTGAACTCCATCGCAAATCTAATTCAATTACTTGATCATTATTGCCATGACAAATTTTAATTAGATGACCTTGAGCTGTATCAGTAACCCAAAATTTTTTATAATTATTTATTACAATTGATTTAGCCATTAGTTTAATTTTTGCCTTGAAATTTCATCAACCGTGTCCTGGTCAAGCTTCATTCGAATACCTGCTTTCACTAATTTATATTTTCTAGGATTAGAATGTTTTTCAAATTGTAGTAGAGATGTGATTAATTTAATTGCAGCATTAGTAGGATCATTTTTATATGGCTCATAAGTATGAATGATCATTAACTTGTGAAGCTCATAGAACTGGCCCCATTTGACAAAAGCTTTTTCCCATTTTTTTAATCTGGTTTTAGTCCAATAGTTTTTAGGTTTTTTTCGGGACATGGATAGCCTAGA